AGTATCTTAGGTGAAAAAGGACTTGAGAGTGTAATGCATGTTGTAAATAACAGAATAAACTCTGACTATCAAGATTTTAAAAGCCAGTTTAATGTAAAAGATGTACTGAACAGACAAACTGCTGGTGGTGCATTTCAATTTACAGGGCTTGAGATAAAAGGACAAGATGGGTTTGCTGATCTGCGAACACACGTAACCGAACTCGTAACAAACCCACAAGCATACAGAAATTATATGAAAACTGTTGACATGGCAAAAGATGTGTTAGCAGGAAAAAGAAAAGATTTTACAGGTGGAGCATTGTTTTATTATAATCCAAAAGCTTCTACCTCAGAAGATTTCAAGAATAAAGTAGCAGATAGAACTTATGTGCCTATATATTATATGAGAGGAAAAGGATCACAACATATTTATTTTTCTCCCCAAGATATATATAGACCTGAGTTACCTGTATCTAGACCAGAAACTCCTGCTGAAAGGATACAGAAGAAATCTGCACAACCCAGTTTTTTAGACGATAAAGTTGATTTAAGTGGACAAGGTATGTTTGGAACATACTTACAAAACAGACCTTCTTTACAATATTAACTCCGTTTAAAATTAACGTAGCTACCTGCAATAATGCAGCCCTACATAACCGAGCAGCCACCCCAAGCCATGTGGCACTGCTAGAAGGAGAATTATCATGGCAAAAAAACCAAGCGGCCACAGAGCTAATAAAAACAATGATTCCTTTGGAACTATAAATAACGAAAACCTGTACAGAAATGCATATCGTAAAGACGTTTACAAAGATGATGAAGAACAGGAAGTAGAGACACCCCCTGCTGAAGAAGCAGCCACGGTAAAAGAAAATACAAGTTTCGTTGAGTCAAAACAAGCTGACGAAGTTGACTTTAAAAAAAGATATGATGATTTAAAAAAGCATTATGATCAAAAGCTTGAAACATGGAAGACTGAAAAAAGCGAATTAGAAAACGCAATAAAAGAATCCGTATCTCAAAAAACTAATGTTCAGATGCCAAAAACTCCAGAGGAGTTAGAAGAATTTAAAACAGCATATCCAGATGTGTACGCAGTTGTACAGACTGTTGCTCATCAACAAGCTGAAGAAAAATCAAAAGAACTTCATCAAGAGTTGGAAACAATTCGTGAACGTGAAAAGAATTTGGTTGTTCAGAAAGCTTATGAAGAACTACTGAGAAAGCATCCTGATTTTGATGACATTAGAAAAGACAAGAAGTTTCTTGATTGGTTAGAGACACAACCTGCATCTTTAGCAGATGGTATATATAAAAACAACACAGATGCTTTATGGGCATCTAGAGTTATAGACCTCTACAAAGTAGATGCTGGTATTGTTAAAAAACCAAAAGCAGTAAAACCAACTGCAGCATCAGCAATAACTCCTGCAAAAGCAAGAGAGGTAACTGTTGATTCTAACGCTGGTAAACGCATATGGAAAGCTTCTGAGATTTCTAGACTCAAAGCACAGGAGTTTGAACGTTTTGAAAAAGACATTGATTTAGCTAGAATAGAAGGTCGTATTGATTTTAATTCTTAATTTTAACAACTTTTAAAGGGGAAAAGCGATGGCTTTTGATTCAGCTGCAGGTCACGGTAACCTGCCTAGTGGTAATTTTACACCGTCCATTTTTAGCCAAAAAGTTCTTAAATTCTTTCGCAGAGCATCGGTTGTAGAAGATATAACTAATACAGACTATGCTGGCGAAATCGAGAACTTTGGCGATACGGTTAATATTATCAAAGAACCGACAATTACAGTATCTGCTTACACAAGAGGTGCTGTGGTTAACACTCAAGACTTGGCAGACGACCAAATTACTATGGTTGTTGACCAAGCAAACGCATTTGCGTTTAAGATTGACGACATTGAAGAGCGTCAGTCACACGTTAACTTTGAAGCATTGGCAACATCATCTGGTGCATACTCTCTCAAGAGAAAGTATGATGCGAATGTTTTAGATCTAATGGCAACTAACGCAGGTCTAACTGGCGAATCAGGTGCTACCACAAAACAAATTTCAGGTATCGGAACATTAGGTTCTGCTCTTGATATTGGTGGTGCAACTACTCCGGGAGATACTGCTGTAAATACTATGCTTGTAATGGCAAGTGCATTAGACGATCAATCTGTTCCAGAAGAAAACAGATGGTTTGTTGCACCACCATTATTCTATAAGCATCTATTCTCAGCAGGTGCAAAATTTGCCGAAGTTCAGGTAACAGGCGATCAGACATCACCATTAAGAAATGGTCTTGTGTCTCTCGGTAACATTGCAGGATTTTCATGCTATAAGACTACAGCATTAAATTCAACTGCTGGTACTGATGAGGTAACATTATCAGGTCTTGCTACTGATGGTTCTGAAAACATCCTATTAGCTGGACATATGTCTTCAACTGCTACTGCATCTCATATTGCAAAGACTGAAGTAGTTCGATCAACAGAAAGTTTCTCTGACGTAGTTAGAGGACTTCACGTGTTTGGTCGAAAGGTACTCAGACCTGAAGCAATGTGTCGTGCTGTTGTTAGCTTAGATTAAGGGAGGATTAATTTATGGCTACTTATGATAGAACCATCACTGGTGGTGGTACAGTAGGGCATCCGGGTAATCTACCCAGACCTTACATAATTACATCTCCTGTCTATGATGCAGTTGACAATACTTCACTAGCAGGTGATGACATCGTTAAGTTAATTGATTTACCTGCTGATAGCATGGTCATTGGTGGAACATTAGAAGTTCTTGAAGCTTCTGGTAACGCTAATGTTACTCTTGATGTGGGTACGTCAACTGACGTTGATGCTTTTGTTGACGGTGGAGCAAGTAACGCTGCTGCCGATATTCAGTTCAACTTAAAGGCTGCAGGTGGTAACATGGTTACTTCTGCTGATTCTGTTCAAGTAACAGTGCTTGATTCAGGATCTTCAGGAACAACTGCGTTACGTTTCAGAGTACACGCTGTGATCTGTGACGTATCAGTTAACCCTGTTGAATCTGCTACAGTTTCAACTGGAACTTAATTAATATAAGGGGCAGGGCAACTTGCCCCTTTTACTATGATTTGGGTTCTTTTAATTTTTCTATCTGGCACAGTTCAAGATAGTATTTATTTTGATAACCTAGATACATGTTTAAAGATTGCAAAAAAAATTAGAGATCAAAATTGGAGTCAGTCTTTGGCAGGAGATAAAATCTGGGTCAAAGCTTACTGTGTTCCTCAGAAAGTCGAATAATGACAAGAAAACAGGATAAACAACCACCACGCACAAAGAAGTATTACCGATCCACTAAGTCTGGTGCAGGTATGACAAAGGCAGGTGTTGCAAAATATAGACGAGATAATCCCGGTAGTAAATTAAAAACTGCAGTTACAGGGAAAGTAAAGAAAGGTAGTAAAGCGGCCAAGAGAAGAAAATCTTTCTGTGCAAGAAGTGCAGGACAAATGAAAAAGTTTCCTAAGGCAGCAAAAAATCCAAACAGTAGATTAAGACAGGCAAGGAGAAGGTGGAAATGCTAAAAGGTGGTCAAAAAAAATTAGATAAGAATAAAGATGGCAAAATTAGTGGTGCTGACTTTAAACTTATGAAAAAGGGTGGAAAGAAAAAATCCACTAAAAAGAAAAAAGGTGCAACACCTAAAAATAAAGCTTTGTATGCAAGAGTAAAAGCTGAAGCAAAAAGAAAATTTAAAGTATACCCATCAGCATATGCAAATGCGTGGTTAGTGCGTACATATAAGAAAAGGGGTGGAACTTACGCATAATGGCTAAACCCAAAGGTGGACTAACAAAATGGTTCAAAGAAGATTGGCGAGATGTTAAAACTGGCAAGAAGTGTGGCAGATCTGGTAAAGAAAAGAAATCTAGACCGTATCCTGCGTGTCGTCCTAAATCTGTAGCGAAAAGGATAAGCAAAGCAGAAGCACGTAAGAAGACAGGACCTAAAGCTGTAAAATGGTCTGTAACTGCTTCTGGAAGAAAACGCAAGAAAACAAGGAGAAAAGCGTAGTGTGGATTCCAGTAATTACAATTTTATGGGCGTTAGGGGATAATGCAACATGGGTAAACTTTCCAATGGTTAATTTTCCATTTACTTCATCAGATAATTGTTACGAGTATGTAGCAAAGGTAAGAACCAGTATAACACAAGATCCTCAATATTTAAACGGATATAGCACTTGCGTATACGTTGGTAAACCAACAGGAGAAAACACATAATGTTTCAAGCATTGTTAGGACCAATAAGTGAACTTGCAGGATCATTCATGCAAGGACAGATAGAGAAACAGAAAGCTAAAGCAACATTAGCACAAACCAAAGCTGCAGCAGAAGCAGAGATTATGAAGACTGCGGCAACCCACGATTCAAAGTGGGAAATAATAATGGCACAGGGTACTCAAAACTCGTGGAAAGATGAAGTGATTACAATCGTGGTGTTGATTCCAACAATTTTGGTCTTCATTCCCGGTATGGAAGATGTAGTTAAAAATGGATTTCAACGACTTAATGAATTACCAGAGTGGTATACGTATCTTTTATTCTTGACAGTTTCTGCTGGGTTAGGGATAAAAGGAATAGATAAATTTAAAAATATGAGGAGTAAATAATGGTTGGAATGAAAAAGTCTAAAGCAATGGCTAGAGGTGGTAAAAAATCTAAGGCTATGGCAAAAGGTGGCATTGCAAAAGGCATAGCTAAAATTAAAGGTAAGAATGGTGCTAAAACAAAAATGATGTATGGCGGCAAGAAATCTAAAGCTATGGCTAGAGGTGGCAAAAAAACAAAAGCAATGGCTAGAGGTGGTAAAAAAACAAAGGCTATGGCTAGAGGTGGCAAGAGATAATTAGTGTCGTACCTTATAAGTAACGTACCACATTTTCATTGTTGGGTACGTAGAGAGTTTACTTGCAATCATCAAAGGTATCATGGCGAATTTCTACACGCTATGGTTATTGCAGTAAACACCATCCCAGACCGATCACTAAGTTTTCAAGTTGTATTTACAGGGCGTGAATCAGATTTAGAAGACGGTATGGAAAATATACATGGGGGAGCAATGTGGGCTAGGATGCCAATACAAGCTTTGGTAGCCGACATTCCTGTAGATGAATGGCCCACACCCATGCAAGATCATTTAGCACAGCCGTGGGATTGTGAATCAAGACATCACAGCGTTATTGTGATGGACAGAGTAAGTTCTAGTCCGTGGCTTTGCAAAATAGATAATGAGTTTTACAAAGGCAAATATTTATTTACTGTAGATTATACAGATAGTGATATAGCTGATGATCCTGCACAACACAAACAAAGTCACGTGTTGTATCTCACAGATGCAGGAGAGTGGACAGGTAATCTAGTTGCATTACCAAATAACAGAGTTAGAGCAACAAGTCCTGCTTTATGGCGAACAGGTGAAGGTCCTCCAGACTTTGCACCATCCCAATGGACACACTCTGCTGAACAGCATGAAAGTTATTTAGATCCACACGTAACATTTAATAATCTTTATCAGGAGAATGATTAATGGGTTGTGATGTTTGTGAAGGCGACTGCAGATGTGGGGATGATGATTTAATCCCTGACAAAATGGCATACCAAGTAAATAAAAGGAGAATGGCTTGGGTTTTAATTATTCTTATGGGTATTACTACTATCCTAACTTTAGCATTTCCAAACAGACTTGCAGAAGCAGAGAGTATTCTTATGACACAATACATAAGTATGTGTGGTTTAGTAGGAGCATACTTTGGCTTTAGTGCAATTAGTGGGAAAAGATAATGGAAACATTTATAGATAGACTACGTGTTGAATTAGAGATTGATGAAGGTAGAGTAGAATCTATTTATCTTGATCATTTAAATTTACCCACGTTTGGAATCGGACATTTAATTAAAGATGATGATCCAGAATACGGACAACCTGTTGGAACACCAGTATCTCCACAAAGAGTTGTTGAGTGTTTTGAACAAGACATACGCATAACAATCATGGACTGCAAAAAAATATTTGATGATTGGGATGCCATGAAAGAAGAAGTAAAGTTAATCATGGCAAATATGATGTATAATCTTGGATACCCAAGATTTTCTAAATTTAGATTAATGATACAGGCTGTAAGAGATGGCGACCACATCGAAGCCGCAAACCAGATGAAACAGAGTAGATGGTACAACCAAGTAACAAACAGAGCCGAAAGACTGATAAGCCGAATGAAAGGTGTGGATTTACAGAACTAGAACTTATCAAACAACAAGACAGGGAAAGACATAAACTAGCCTTGTCTCAATACTTCAAACCTAGAGACAAGAAATTTAAAGGATATAAACATGCTTGACCCTATTACGTTATCTGCTGCAGTTAGTGGAGCAACGGCCGCATATAATGGTATAAAGAAAGCCATTATGATGGGTCGTGAGATTGAAGATTTAGGATCACAATTATCTACATGGATGTCTGCTGTAAGTGATGTAGATAACATTCACAAAAATGCAAACAGTCCTTCAACGTTTGATAAACTATTTAATGGCTCAATAGAGCAAGTTGCAATGGAGTCTTATGCAAGTAAGAAGAAACTCCAAAAACAAAGAGAAGAACTTAAAAATTTTTTAATAGCTAACTACGGCTTACAAGCATGGGATGATTTAATAAAAGAAGAAGGTCGTATTAGGCGAAGTAGAAGGGAAGCCGTATATGCTAGAGAGGAAAGAAACAGACAGATACGAGACTATACCATCCTAGGCATCGCATCACTCATAGGATGTGGAGCAGTAGGATGGATGATATGGATAGTAAGTCTTTCCGTCTAGCATTACTTGCACTTGCTTTTGCTGTTTACATCTTGCTAGGAATAAGTGAAGCAAGAGGTGAAACAACAACTTGTAGGTTAGCGAGTCAAATATTAGGAAACAAACAACGTGTATGTGTATTTATTGGAGCAAATAATACTCAGTATAGAGAATATCTTCCATATGATGCAGGAGAATGTCCAAGAGAGTATCAATGCCCCTACAGACCAAATGAAGAACCTTTTGATATAAAGAGTGTGGTAAAGAGCATAAAAGACCAATTTAAACGATAAAGGTTGCATTTTATTTCGTATACATATATACTAGAATATGAAGCAGTTGTGTAAAGAAGCGTTTGAGTTTGCTATGAAAAAAGCAACTACTGACCAACAAAAAGATCAAATTATAAAAAACTTTAAAGAAGTTTACAAATTAATTTATAAATTAGAGAAACAAGATGGCAAGCACGTATCTAGCACTAGTAAATAATGTGTTGAGAGATGTTAATGAAGTTGAACTAACCAGTTCTAATTTTGGTAGTTCAAGGGGCATACAAACATCTGTAAAAGATTTTGTGAATAGATCTATATCTGACATAATTAATTCAGAACTTAACTGGCCCTTTACAAGAGCAGAAGGTTCATTAGATCTTATATCTGGAAAACAATTATATGCGTTTGCAACTGTATCATCAACTTTAAAATATCTTGATTATGATACTGTGTTTTTGCAACCAAAAGATTATATTACAAATGGTGACTATGAAGTTTCTGGGTCAGCATCTATAACTGGTTGGACAACTGTATCAGGAACTCCTGCTGCAAGTTCTAAATTTGGTAATACATTAAAACTAACAAGTGCATCAGTTACACAAGAAATATCTGATCTTATTGTGGGTAAAACATATGAAGTTATAGTTAAGCTTACTGGAGCAACTATAACAGCAAATATTGGAACATCATCTGGAGGTTCACAAACTAAATCACAAACTATTACAATAAGCAATGCAAATGAATCATCGTACACTAGTTTTACTTTTGATGCTACAGCAGTAACACATTATGTTACATTAGCAGAAAGTTCAGGATCTAATGCTTTTATAGGATTTATAAGTCTTACAGAAAATGATGTAAATCCAAAAAGATTAAAGTATTTAACGTATGAAGAATGGAACGATAATTTTAGAGAAACAGATTCTTCATCGTCTACAGATAAATTAGGTGAGCCTGAATATGTATACACTACATACAATGATGAAATAGGGCTTAGTCCAATACCAGATAGTGATAACTTATCTATAAAGTTTGACTACTATACCACACATACAGATTTATCTGCATCTACAGATACTTCTATTATACCTGCAAGATTTGAACCAGTAATAATTGCACGGTCTAGGTACTATGCTTTTATGTTGCGTTCTGATTTACAAAATGCACAGTTTGCAAACAAAGAATATCAAGACGGTGTTAAAAGAATGAGAGTTGAACTCATTAACAGAAAAAATTATGTGAGAGCTGTGTAGATGCCTGATCTGTCTCAAACTCAACCTTTTGCATTTACCTGTGAGGGTGGGCTTATAAAAAGTAGATCTACCTTTATAATGCAGCCCGGACAAGCATTAGAGTTATTAAACTTTGAGCCTGATATAAAAGGTGGTTATAGAAGAATAAGTGGGTTTAGAAGACAGATAAATCACATTGTACCACAAACATCTGCTAGTTCAGAAAAAGTTTTAATGGTAGCTTTTTTTAACAATAATATTTTAGCTGCACGTGGAGAAAAAATATTTAGTTCGGCATCAACTGAATTAGCAACTGCAATAACATCAAGTGCAACGATGTCAGGATCAGGAACTATAACAGTCGATAGCACATCAGGATTTAGTTCTAGTGGCACATTACAGATTAACTCTGAAATATTTACATATACAGGTAAGACAAGCACAACGTTCACAGGGGTAACACGAGCAACAAGTTCAACATCTGCCGCAGCACATGCTGTAGATGATGCAGTATCTGAAAGTTGGACAGAAAGAGATACAGGTAGAACAAGTGCAAGTAAGTATAGTTTTGAACGTTTTAACTTTGATGGTAATGATAAGATAATTGTAACAGATGGTACAAATGACCCAACAGTGTTTAACACTTCTTTAGCGGCCACAGATGTTACAGAATCAAGTGTTGAAGGTGCAAAGTTTGTAACAGCATTTAAAAATCACATGTTTTATGCAGGTATGTCTAGCACACCACAAGAAATAGTATTTAGTGTGCCTTTTGATGAAGATGCATTTAACAGTGGTAGTGGTGGAGGTAGTATTAAAGTTGATGATACTATTGTAGGAATGAAGGCTTTCCGTGGTGACTTATTTATATTTTGTGAAAACAGAATATTTAAACTATCAGGAACTTCATCTAGTGATTTTGCAATAACACCTGTTACAAGAAATATTGGATGTGTAAACGGAGATACGATACAGGAATTTGCAGGTGACTTAATATTCTTAGGACCTGACGGATTACGTACGGTTGCAGGTACAGCAAGAATTGGTGACGTTGAACTTGGAACTATTAGTGCAAATGTACAGTCCATATTTGATGACAACCTTGTTGATTCTGCTATATTTGAATCAGTCGTCATACCTGATAAAACACAATACAGAATATTCTTTTCTAAAGATGGCACAGGTGAAGATAACACGAAAGGTGTTATTTGTGTTATGAAAGGTAAAAACTTTGAGTTTGCTGAACTAAAAGGTATAAAACCATCGTCAACTGATACCTTTGTTGAAGAAGGTAATGTGTTGGTATTACATGGTGGGTTTGATGGCTACGTATATCGACAAGAAAAAGGTGATGACTTTGATGGCACAAAAATATCAGGTAGATACAGAAGTCCTGATCTAACTTTTGGTGATCCGGGCATCCGAAAACACATGCAACGTGTTATATTAAATTATGAACCAGAAGCTGCAATTAACGCAGATATGTTTGTAAGATATGACTATGAGGATAGAAACTCTGCAAGACCTGCGGCATATCCACTTGACTCTACAGATGTGGTTGCAATATATGGAACATCAGTATATGGCACACCAACTTACGGTGGTACATCACAGCCACTTGTAAGACAACCAGTAGAAGGTTCAGGATTTGCAGTAGCATTACGAATAAACGACAACGCAACAACAGCACCATATTCACTGAAAGGATTTGGTCTAGAATATCAAGTAGGGGCAAGAAGATAAATGGGAGCAACGTATACACGACAGTCATCTTATACTGACGGTGACGTAATCACAGCAGCACATACCAATGATGAGTTTGACCAACTATTAGCAGCTTTTCAGGCAAGCAGTGGACACACACATGATGGTACTGACAATGAAGGTGGTCCTATAACTAAGTTATTGGGCAACACACTAACCTTTGGTGCAGGAACTGCAGGAACAGATATAACAATAACATTTGATGGTGAGACATCGGATGGTGTTCTCAAGTGGATGGAAGACGAAGACTACTTTGAGTTTAGTGATGACATTCTAGTTGCTTCAACAGAAAAGTTACAGTTCCGTGATACAGCAATATATATTAACTCATCAACAGATGGACAGTTAGATTTAGTAGCAGATACTTTAGTCCAAATAGCTACTCCTGCATTTACAGTAGATGCTAGTGGAGACATTACTTTAGATGCAGGTGGTGCAGATGTTGTTCTTAAAGATGATGGAACTACGTTTGGTAGTTTAACAAATAGTAGTGGTGAACTTGTAATTAAATCAGGTTCTACACCTACAACTGCCATGACATTCAGTGGTGCTAATGTAACTTTTTCAGGTACAGTAACAATCGGTAGTGCAGAAATATCTGAAGCAGAATTAGAAATCCTTGATGGTGCTAATGTTACAACTACTGAACTAAACATATTAGATGGTGATACATCTGCTAGTTCTACTACATTAGCAGATGCCGATAGAGTAGTAGTCAACGATGCAGGTACTATGAAGCAGGTAGCTCTCACAGACTTTGAGACTTACTTTGAATCAGCATTAGATACATTATCAAATGTAACAACTGTTGGTGCATTAAATAGTGGTTCTATAACAAGTGGTTTTGGAACTATAGATACAGGTTCATCAACAATAACAACTACAGGTTTGATAACAGGTGGATCGCTCGATATTGATGATGTTGTTATCAACGGTTCTACAATAGGACATACAGATGATACTGATTTAATTACAGTAGCAAATGGTATTGCAACAGTGGCAGGTGAAATATCTGTAACCACATTAGATATTGGTGGCACTAACGTAACATCAACTGCAGCAGAACTAAATATAGTAGATGGTGGCACAAGTGCAACATCAACAACATTAGCAGACGCTGATAGAGTTGTAGTAAATGACAACGGAACGATGGTTCAGGTTGCATTGACTGACTTTGAAACATACTTTGAGTCAGCTTTAGATACACTTTCGAATGTAACTACTGTAGGTACACTAGACAGTGGTGCTATATCTAGTGGCTTTGGTAATATAGATATTGGTTCAAGCACAGCAAACTTTGGTGCTACAACAGTAGACAGTTTGAGTGCGTCAGATGGAAACATAACTAACGTAGGTGATATTGCACTTGACTCAATTAGTGCAGATGGAACAGATATTAATGTAGCTGTATCAGATAATTCAGGAACTGCATTTACAATCAAACAAGGTTCAGATGCATACTTTATTGTTGATACTGGTAATAGTAGTGAGTCTATATCAATCGGTACAGGTGTATCAGGCACAGCTATAACATTAGGTCATAGTACATCAGAAGTAACTGTAGCAGATAACCTAACAGTTACAGGTGACTTAACAGTATCAGGTACAACAACTACTGTAAACTCAACTACTGTAAATTTAAATGACCACAACATTGTATTAGATAGTGGCAATAGTACAAGTGCAGTTATTAATGGTGCAGGTATTACAATAGAAGGTGGGTCAGGTGATGATGCTACATTTACATATAATACTACAGGACCTCAGTTTGAGTTAAAGTTAGGTTCTAGCTTTGAAGATTTACAAACAGCTAAATTAACTGCTAGTGAATTAGATATATCAGGTGATGCAGATATTGATGGTACATTAGAAGCAGATGCTATAACAGTTAATGGTACAGCACTTAATACTGTAATTGCAGGTGTAACAGTAGCAAATGCAACTACAGCAGCAGTAGCAACAACAGTAACCATTAGTGATAATGAAAGCACAAACGAAGATAACGCTATCATCTTTACATCAGGTGGCGATGTAGATGGTGGTAATATAGGCTTAGAATCAGATGGTGATTTAACATATAATCCAAGCACAGGTACTGTAACAGCTACAGTATTTAAAGGTAATATTGATGCCGTTGATGGAGATTTTGATGGCACACTCGAAGCAGATGCAATTACTGTTAACGGCACTGCGTTAAACACAGTCATTGCTGACGAAGCAACAGCGTTAGCCATAGCTTTAGGATAGGGAGAATTAAATGGCAAATACATTTAAGGTAGTTACAAAAGCAG